TGGTTCTTAATGACCGATATTCCTAACGGAATGAAGCACTTTAATCGTGTAGCACTTGAAACAAGCATGGACGGTGACTTTGATACCGGAAATGTTCGTTACAAAGCTCGCGAGCGTTATAGCTTCGGTGTATCCGATCCACTAGGGATCTGGGGATCACCAGGAGCATAGTTAGATTTGGGGTAGGAATGGGCTGTTCCTTATACTTCCGACCGGGAATTGTCCATCCTGCCCCTCTTCTTTTTCTGACTACTAGTAATAGTAGAAACTAGCCACTACAGGAGAAGGATATGGCTAATACAACTTTTCAAGGTAATGTTCGGGCAGAAAGTGGGCTTGAACAGGTAACAAAGAATGCAACTACGGGTGCATACACTACTAATTTTGACGTAGATTCAAGCGGTAATGTCTCAGGTACTGGTACGCTTAAGCTGACTGGTGCAACGAACATGCGACGGCCAATCATTACGACATGGGAAGCTAGTGGAGCGATTACCTCTGCTCTGACTATTGCACAGTCAGGTTCTGTTGTTCTAATTCATGGAACGCTAGACAATGTAATTAATATCCCAGCATCTTCAGGTGCCAACACGGGTGCATGGTTTGACTTCTTAGTCACCACTGCTGTCGGTTCGGGTAAGACCACAACAGTTGCTATTCCAGCAGCTACTGGTAGTGCGTTCAACGCACAACTGAGCCTAACAGGAGGAACCGCAGCTAATGCTGTAATTGATGTAGCTGGCGATACCTTTACTTTTGTTGCAAGTACAGTAGTTGGTTCCACTTGTCGAATTACTTGCGTGTCTGATAATGGCACTGGTCAAGTTTGGATGGCGGTTGGTTCTGGATCACCTATTTCGACTGTCGCTTAGTGATTCAAGTAGTATTTTAAAATAAGATAGGGCCACCCATCTATCTGGGTGGGTGGTCACTTCTTCTGCTATGGGTAGGGCAAGCCCTTGTTCCCATAAGGAGAGTTAGATGGCTGATGCAGTAACCTCGCAAACCTTGCAAGATGGCGACAAATCTGTCGTAATGAAGTTCACCAATATTTCTGATGGTAGTGGCGAAGCTGCTGTTAAGAAGGTGGACGTTTCCGCATTACAAACTCAATCAGGTTCAGGTGCCGCGTGTACCGGAGTCTCCATCCAGCAAGTCTGGTACGAGTGTAATGGTATGAGTGTAGACTTTATGTGGGATGCTTCCACGGATGTAATTGCATGGACAATCAGTGGGTATGGATTTTTTGATTTCAGATCCGCTGGACCGATTATTAATAATGCGTCTGGTCCAACTGGTGATATCATGTTCACTACAGTAGGACATGATAGTGGTGATCGCTATGCTATTATGTTGAAGATGGGTAAGAGCTACGAATAATGCCTTTCAATAGAGATAATAATGGTATAATAAAAAAATCTGTAACTAATGCATTTAGTAAAAATGGCTCATTACAGGATTATGCTAGAATGAGAAGTGGTGGTATAATAAAGGAAGGTTCTAGGACACCTGGTAAAGTCGTCAAGTTTAACCAACAATGCTTAGATAAATTTAAGGATAGTTGATTATGCCTAAAAAAAAATTAACCAAGAGGCAAACAGATGCACTTAAGAAGCATTCTAAGCACCATACGCAAAAGCATATGGCGTCTATGCGTAAGTCTATGGCGACAGGTTCGACGTTTAGTACTGCTCATAAAAAAGCTATGAAACAGGTAGGTAGATAGTGGCTACGTCAGGAACTGCAACATTTAATCTTGATATCTCGGAAGTTGTTGAAGAGGCATTTGAACGATGCGGTATTCAATTAAAGACGGGATATGATATGTCCACTGCTCGTCGCTCTCTTAATTTATTGAGCATGGAGTGGGCAAATCGTGGTTTAAATTTTTGGTGTGTAGAGGAAGGAACTGCAAGTACAGTTGCTAGTACTCCTTCTGTCACACTGCCAGCAGATACGATAGATCTTATTGAGCATTGGATTCGTGATGGATCAGGTACATCTCAAAGTGATCTACCGTTATCTCGCTTTAGTGTATCTCAATACTCAACGATACCCAATAAACTTACTGAGGGTCGTCCAGTAAATATCTTCATTGATAAACAACGGGATGCACCAGTAGCGTACTTGTGGCCTACGCCAGATAAGGTGTACACATTTGGGTATCAAAGAATAAGGCGTATAGAAGATACTGGTGTAGTAGGTTCTATTAACCCCGATGTACCAGCAAGATTTCTACCTGCATTAGTTTCAGGTCTTGCATTTAGGCTGTCTCAAAAATATCCAGAAGCATTTATGCGTTCTAGTGAGCTCAAGGCTGAGTACGAATTTCAGTGGGACTTAGCCCAGCAAGAAGATCGTGATCGTGCTTCGGTACACTTTGTACCTGGGGGCTACTCTTAATGGCACGTTTTGCAAATGGTAAATATGCTTTTGGATTCTGTGATCGCACCGGATTTAGATATAAATTGAAGGACTTGGTTCCTCAAGTGAAAGCGGGTCGAATGACCGGCCTTATGGTTGGACGCGACATGCTTGACGAGGATCAGCCTCAAAATTTCTTAGGTAGACTAGGCGACTACGCAGATCCAGAGGCTCTTAAAGATCCCAGGCCAGATATATCGCAAGATAATAGCAGAAAGTTGTTTTCTTTTGATCCCGTAGGTAATGGCAACGGAGGGGGTACGGGTAACCTTATTACACGTGGACAGGTAGGGACCGTGAAGGTGACTATATGAATTATACTGAATTAACTGCAGCTATTAAGGACTACACCAATAATACTGGTACAGACTTTACTCTTGCAATTCCTACGTTTATAAAACAAGCAGAACAAAGAATTTATAGGTCAGTAAATCTTCCAATCAATAGGAAGAATGTTGCAGGTACTATGACTGATGGTAATGCGTACCTGGCGACACCATCGGATTTTTTGTTTCCATTGTCATTAGCAGTAACAAGTGGGAGTAACCAAGTATTCTTGTTGAATAAAGATTCAAATTTTATAAGATCAACATATCCGAATGCGTCTACAGAAGGCACACCTAAGTATTATGGCCTATTTAGTAGCGATAGATTTATTGTTGGACCAACGCCCGATGCAGATTATACAACAGAATTGCATTATTATTATCAGCCTAATTCAATTGTTACTGATAGTACTTCATGGTTAGGAACGAATGCAGATACTGTGCTTCTTTATGGAGCATTGATTGAGGCCAATACCTACATGAAGGGTGAGCCAGATATGACACAATTATATCAACAAAGATATCAAGAGGCGTTAGACTTACTTAAGATGCAATCTGAAGGCAGAATGACTGGTGATGAATACAGGGATGGTATGATCCGGGTAGTTGCTAGTTAATGTTGAATTTTAGCGAAGTTGGAGACGTAAAGGTTACAACTAGTCAGAATAGTAACCTTGGCCCGAGTCATTGGGCGGAAAGGGCTGCAGATACAATTATATCTGTAGGCAAGACTGCTCATCCAGCTATTGCAGAGCAAGCAACGCAATTTAAAGACTATGTACACAAAGCAGTACAACATTTTATATGGCAAGCGATTAAAGAGGATCGCTCTAAGGTTATTACCCTATTACGTTCATCAGGTCACAATGATTTAGCTAATTCCGTGGAGAAACTATAATGGCTATTACTCAAGCAATGTGTACGTCTTTTAAGA